CCACCCGCGGTCGTGCGTCCTGGCTCGAGCAGGAGACCCCGCTCGCCCCGACCCGCGGCCTGCTGTCGTGGGGTGAGGGTGAGGTGCCGGCGCTACCCACGCGCGGGCTCATCGCCTGGCTCGAAGGCGAGACGCCGATGGCGCCCACCCGTGGCCAGCTCGCCTGGACCGAGGCGGAGGTCCCCTCTCCGACCGCCAGCCCCACGCAGGGATGGTGCTCCTGGGCCGAGACGGAGATCCCGCTGCAGGCAACCCGCGGGCTTCTCGGCTGGGCTGAACTCGAGGCCCCACTCGTGCCCACGCGTGGGCGCTGCTCCTGGGGGGAACTCGAGACGCCGTTCCTCACGACCCGGGGCGTGCTGGCCTGGGCCGAGGCCGAAGTCCCGCTGGCCGCCGTACGGGGCCTCTC